CCGCCGCCTGCAGATCTACCAGCAAATTTAATATCAGGACTAAATGCCGCTAGTGCATATTCTCCGGGGCCAACACCTTGTGCTGTTATGTTTCGACAGGTGCTAAGAAATACTGCTTGAGCAAATCGATTGCCTTTAAACCAATGTGCCATACTGCTTTGCTTTGATAATAGTGAGTTAACATCAATGAATCCTTGATGAAACTGATCTAGAAATGCAGACTTTTCTGCATAAGTTCCATTGGTAGTATTAATGATCTGTGCTAGTTTATCTTGAATCATAGTAGCATCTGGATCTGCAGACATCGCACTGGTCATTCTAGCACCAAACTCATCATGTGATAATGTTTGGTATACTCGGTCCAAAAGTTCTCTATTAGCGTGTTGGACCATACCAACTACCTGTTGACGTAATTCCGCATCAGGTAAATCTTCTTTATATTCTTTTAAAAATTCTTTAGCTCTCATACAAGTATTTATCTACGATCTATATCATCTTCGGTACAGCGTGCGCCATATTGTATCTCAACAATACGACAAGGTTCACTGTATGGATTACTCAATTGGTGCCATTCACTGGGATGTATGTAAAAATAATCGTGTCGTGACAAATTTGATGTATGTTTAAGATTAGCCACTTGGCATCGCCCTTCAGTAACTAACCAATATTCACTACGATGCTGGTGTTTTTGCATACTTAAGCTCTTACCAGGGTCAATAGTTAACTCCTTAACTTTGGCACCAGAAACGTCATGTAATACGCGATAATAGCCCCAATCTCGTTCAGTTTTCGGCGATTTCCACTCCTCTAGGATCCAACTACTACTATTGGCTTTGTTTTCACCCCCGACACCAAACACAAACTCTACATCCGGTTCTGTCATCTCAGGAATATTATCTTTTGTGCGATCACCACCATTGGCAAATATAATCTGACTGTTAGGATACATCGTTTTAACATTGCGGATAGCTTCTCGACTACTACCATCATCGTCATTAAACAATATACAATGACTTACCATTTTAAGGTTTTCAATGATGTTGATACGCTCTGCGCTGGGCATAAACGCACGACCTTTTTTACGAGTTAACCAAGCATCGCTATTAATTCCAACTACCAGCATGTCACCTAATGCCCTTGCGGCTTTAAAATAACTAATATGCCCACTATGTAAGGGATCAAATCCACCTGTTACTAACACAACACGATTAACCATTTTTATAACTCTTTCTTGTAGGTGGTAGTGGTTTGAGTAACTGTTGCTGTGTAGTTGCTGGTTTAGCTTGTGCTATAGTAGTTTCAGCAGATTCAGTTGATTTGTTGACTACTCCAGTAATTGTTGATGGTTCAGTGGGATTCCAGTCCATCTTTTGACTTACATAATCAATAAAGTAAAGCTCTTTGTCCAACCATGTCATGACTATTTCTTCTTGTTTTAAGTATCCATTACTATTGATTGAATTAACAATACTCGGATGCAATAGGTCGCGATCTATTAGATCAAACCATGTGGTTGTTGCTGGATCCATAGGTGCGATCTCGCTTTTATATGCGGCTATGTTAATCCAAGGATCTTGGAATTTCTTAAGCAAATATGCATCTCGACAATCGAATCCGTTAACAGCCAACATATAAATTAAGTTTACAGGCGTATAATGATAATAACATCCGCTGTAACTTCTACTATAATATCTGTTATCCTCAATTCCACTATGTGTTGGGACTGACAGTAACAACATACCGTTTACCGTCATTGCCTGATTCCATTTCTTTAATGTTAATAAAGGATTCACACTATATTGCAGACAATCATATGCCCACATTAGATCTATACTGACCGGAAACGGAAATAACTGATCTGCATCAAAATCTTTACATATTCTATCAACATTTGGTAAATCTGGAAGTCTTGTTAGTTTAGCTGGATCATGATCCACAGCAAAACAATTAAAATTATAAGGTTCTGGCGGATCATCGTAGTTTTCTAAGGTAGCCCACCAATTAACATCAGAACTGTCACCACAGCCCATAATAGCTATGTTTTTTAGACTTTCTAAAAAACTATCGTATTGACGTATAGTTTCTAATATACTTAAACTAGCCAATTGATGAATCCTCCATGCCCGCTGTGCGCAATCGAGTAATGTGCCCTAACATAAAGTTTTTACTTTCTAAGCCTTTCATAATACCCAACCATTTATTACGCAATAACGCTACTTCATTGATAATAGTTTCCATATCAATTACTTCGTCTTCTGCTTCAGCATACTTCTCAGCATCACGACTAGTTAAGGCACGAGCATATCCTTCAAGATACTTTTTGTAATGAACTTGACGAATCTTACGCAATTGTATGTTGAGATAGTTAAGCACCGCTTCAATTTCTTGTAATTGATTAAAGCGTTGCTCTGTAATACCTGGTAAATTGGCTAGATTCTTTTCAATATTACCATGGGTTCCAACTTCGCGTTTAGCCTGTGCTAGTTCGTTTTCATAATAGCTTATGAAGTCAGGAATATTACCTAAGTTGGATACTACCTTATTATACCACATTTTTATTTTTGTAAGTGCAAAACTGTATCGCTTGTTTTGACCTAAACCCTTTACTAAAGAAATTATCAGTGTCATGCAATTGCAAGCAAGGCCAGCAGATAACACTGCCGAACTTCCAATTATGTATTTTATATACAGTCAATTGGTCATGTATCTTTCCGTATTCCTTTCCGTATTCAGTAACAAACGTATTGTATATTACTGTGTTTGTATTCTCAACTAAATTTCTATCATTGTCGACACTAATAGGAATTAACATGGTCATATGAGGAACTTGATCCTCATCGTGCTCATTTAAAAAATTAGGATCCGAATGAATTCCATAAGATGTTCCTATTTCTAAGAAACTGCATGATCCCAGCACAAGATCGTTATCACCAACGATAGATTTAAATTTATCAAACAATAAATTATTCAGTGTATCAAATTGATCACTGCCTTTTATTACTTTTTGGCCATAATTTCTCGGCTGGGTATGCCTTTTACGTAATTCTTTTAATATCAACAATGCCTGATCTATCTCAGATTCAGAATAAACGTTTAGAAATTGCGAAGTTTCTGACAGTTTAATAGTTGTCGTCCTCTTCATCATCGTAGTCAGCTTCTTCAACTGTTTCGCCTAGATATTCTTCAACAGCACGTTTAAGATAGCTATCAGTACCACCCACAGCAATAAGATCGCGCTCTAAAATATTATGATCAGCTACCACGCTGATCAAATGATCAGCGGCAGCTTGACGATCTTTCGGATTGATATACTCTTTACAAGTTAACCAAACTTCTCCTACTACATCGATTTCAATGCTCATTTTTCTCTTACTCCAACAGAAATAACTTCTGCCTGTGCTGGCAATACTAAAAATTCAACGTTATTAGGAATGATCATTACCTTGTTGTTTGGTAACAAATATTTAACCTGACGACCAAGTTCTTCCGCTAACGGCATAGTATATGAACTATCTGTGCGGACAATTACAATATCGTCTGGTTTAATGTTCATTAGTGTTGTTTCTGGCAAACCTAATGCGTTATCTTCTAAAAACTTATTCATTTTCGTTCTCCTCATCAATTTGTGTTGATTCTGTACTTAGCAGTGCAGAATTGCCTGATACTTCTTTCATTACTCGATCCAAGCATCCGTCTTCATTCTTTTCCCATGCTTTGCGGAATTTCTTAATACTAGTACCGTCAGCAAATGAAAACACTAAACTATTACCTTCTTTTTTAAGAAGATTTTTAGCTTCGATCATGTCTGCCATACCACTGTAAGGACTCATACCAGTTTCATATGGAATCTCTACTTGTACTGACTCAAACGGTTTAGCATATCTGGTCTTCATAATCTTACAAGCAGCACGGATACCGTTAACTGTTGTAGTCTTATTGCCATCAGCGTCTGTTTTAAGTTTAAGTTTGCGCATAGCTACTACAATACTTGAAGCATAGATAAAGCCTTGACCACCTGAAATTTTATCATCTGGGTCAAACATATCTTGACTTGCGTAGGTATGGTTAGTTGCTACTAGCCCAATGTTAAGTGTACCAAACATGTTTACACAGTTACGAACAAGTGCTGTAAGTGCTTTAGGTTTACGACCCATATCACCTTTCATTTCACCTGCTTCAAACTGGTTAACGTCTGTTGGTGTAAGCATCATGCCTAAGCTGTCTAGAACAAACAATACTTTAGGACGATCTGCTTCTTCTAATGTGCGATACTCTTTAACAAAGTCACTGATAACCTTAGCTACATCGTCAATCATAGCCATGTTCAGTTTTAGCAATTTGTCCTCTGAAGTGTCTACTCCTAACGCATGTAACCAAGCCTCATCAAGCGCATTTTCAGTATCGATTAAGATTACATAAATGCCCTGTTCTTGTGCGTGGCGCACAATGTTACCACTACAGATAAAACTTTTACCTGCTCCTGATTCACCAGCAAACACAGTAACTTTACCCATCGGAATACCTTTATTAAAGTCTCCGCTTAATAGGTAGTTTAGTGTGTAGTTGCCTGTTGAGATCCAATCTGTTGGATCATTAAAGCCAATGCCCATTCCTGGGATAGCTTTTGTAATACTCTTTCTGAATTTACTAATGTCATATGGTTTTGCCATGATTTGTCCTCGTTGAAAATGGGTAGAGATTTCCCCTACCCTTTATGTGCTAATTACTCAGATGTCTTTTGACGACTGCGAATCATAGCAAGAATGTCTTGAGCATTCTTACCACCGGCTGCTGGAGTAGCAATTGGTGCTGTTGGAGCACTAACTTCTACCTCATCTGCTTCGAATGGAGGATCTTCTGCTACCGGAGTACTTGCTGGTACGCCAGGATGACTAGCTGCTGGAGCCGCTTGTGCTACAGGAGCACTTGCTGGTTGCGCAGTACCTGCTGGCGCACTAACACCACGTGGGCGATAGTAAGCACCCCAACGTTCAGTGTCATATGCTTGACCATCTACTGATGCTTCGAACATTTCTTTGATAACTTTTAATTCAACATCGCTTGGTTTCTTAGGTAAGAAATCAGCTAGATTGTATAAGCCGTTTTTCTCAATTGCTTCTGCTTCATCTGCTGTTAACGCACTTTCTTTACGTGACCATTTACTAGTACTATAATCAGCATATCCACCTTTTGATGTTTTGCTAATAGTAAAGTCTAGACCACCTTGATAGTCAGTTGGTAAGTTTTCTAACTCTGGATCAAGCAAGGCTGCTTTAACTAGGTTAAAGATCTGTGGGCTGATGATAAATCTGCGAATTGGATTTGCTGGTGTTTGGTCATCAGCGATTGGGTTTTCATGTACAAACCCTTGGAACAAGTATGATTTCTTTTTCCAATACTTACGACCCATTTCTTCTAAGCTAGGGTCTTTGAACCATGTGCGCACTTCTGCTAACACAGGACATTGTTCGCCATACATTTCCACACAAGGTACCTGTACTGTGACTGGTTTACTATCTGGTTGACCTTTTACACCCGCAAAGGTTAAATTGATCATTAAACGTTCAGCCCAAAAGAATGTATTCTTTGGATCTGCGTCTGGTAAAAAACGTACTCTTGCTGAAGTGCCTTCTGGAATGTTCCAGTGTGCGTAGATAGCGTTATCGCCTTGTGATTGTCCACCACTTTGACCGCGGTTTTCTTGTGCTTGAAGTTTTGCTCTGATTTCTGCTAATGATGTTGCCATAATGTTTTCCTTTAAATTTAAGTTGGTCTTTAATGTGCCTGACGCACTAATATATAGTACGCTATAATTATTTATCTCACAAGAGATATTTTTGTATCTTTTTAGCCAAAACTTCGTAGCCTAACATACTAGGGTGTACTTCGTGCCAATTATCGTATATAAGTTTAAGTTTTTTGGCATTAATTACTGTCATTTGTTTAAATTCTGAACCAAATTTGGCCATAAATTTACTGTCATTGGCTAGTTGCGTATACCATTCTGGATCACTTAGATAACAGTCTTGTTCTAATTCTGGTATTAATAATTTAGTAGCACTAGGTATTACCGCAATTAGGTTTGAATAATTTATTATGCTAGGATGTAATTGACTCCACCCACCTATACACAGCACAGGTTTATTGTATGAGTTTAACTTAGTATAGAGTTTGGCAAAATAATCATCTATTACGTCTGTTAATGTTTGGTATTGTTGTAGACTATCCACAAACGCTTGTTCTAATATTTTCCATCTAGTGTCTTGGTCTGTAGGATATTGTTTACCGTAGTAATGTCTTTCGCGAAATATGTCCGTTTGGAAGAATACAATATAATCTATTTCTTTAAGATTGAATTTTATCTGGGCATCATCAGTTCCGAATAGACAACGTCCGGTATTATTCCAACGCCCATCTAATCTATCCATCATAAGCCAATTACTGCCGCCACCTTTGCTGATGTTGGTTACTTCATAGCCTAGATTTTCTAATACAGTTTGTACACCCTGGCCTGTCGGGCCATAACTGTCGCCTGTGCCAGAGAATACACCAACTCCCCAGCTATCTCCTGTGAGCAATACTTTCATAAGTTTTCCTATTATGCTCTAATACAGGTAACATTTCTAAATGTAATTGATGTAGCTGTTCTAAACTTAATTGAGCTAGTCTATCTACTTCTTGCTTAATCGCTTCTAATCGATCATGGATATTTTCTATAGTATCATAGCTTTCGTTGATCCAAGGACTGAATGTTTTGAACCCTCTAGCGTGTAATCTTTTTAATGTATTAGCTGCACACATTACTATAAAAGGTTTTCCTACATATAGATTTTTAATGGTTTTTTCTGTAAGCCAATCACAGGATAATATGTCAGATTCTACTACAATCTCAATAAAATAATTTCTGTATTGCTTGCGAGTTTCTCCTACAATCGCATCATGTGTATATACTCTATGTTCAAATAGTTTATCATAAATTATAGGAGTGTTTCCGTTGGCCCAGTCTGTATCAAAATATTTGTTTAAATTTCTATCTAATATAATACCTTTTTCTTGATACGAAATATAACTCTCATCTTTATAGTTTTTCCGTAGGTGTTGTGCTATCTCATACCTAAAGATTGTGCCCCTGTTAAACCAACAGGCAAACTTTTTTCTAAATGGATCTGTATATATAGGAACAGACTTTATTGTTGGATATAGTACACAGCACCAATAGTCAATGGCTTCATTGACAATAATAGTAGCGTTAGGAATGTCTAGCTGTTCTCTACACACAATTGCGCATGTATCTTGATTTAGATTAAAACAATTAATTATATTATTAACTACTGTTAGTGCGCCCGACAATGCTAAATTAGCGCCATCTTCGGATATGAATAAAAATCTTTTATCTTTACCCTGTTTGTGTGCTAGATAGATCAATTGGTCCATACCTCGAATCGCACACTCTCTTTCATACACAGTGTCAAAATTAATTACTACTACATCGTCGATGATAGTAATAGCATTAAATCTATCGGGCATGTCTATAGCATAAAATAGTTTTTGATAATAAAAATCTTCTAAATTGAGCATACACATACTTATCGGCCAAAAAGAAAGGCACTTAAAAAGTGCCTTGTCTTATGACTTAGTGTCTTATTGTAAACCTGATAACTTTTTAATTTCTGTTAAAATATTATCTTTTGATTGTATGCTTTCGTTTGTTGATTTTGATTTCATTTTATTATAGTGTAATAAGTCTTCTTCTGAGCCACCTTTAGTCATTGCTTTTGCTTGGCTAGGCATGATTTTAAGTTTGTCTAA